TCATGCTCCCCGACGTCCTCGCCGGTGTCGGGGTGGTAGAACCGGCGCTCACGCGGGCTGTACTTGACCTGGCGCCAGACCCGCTCGGCTTGATCCTCGGGGCCGGTGTCCTGGGGAACACCCGACGCCCACCCGGCGCCGCTCGGGTCACTGACCCAGCGGGGGTTGGAGACAAACATCTCCCCGACTTCGTCGTTGAAGCCCTCGTCCCCCATGGTCATCCAGGGACCTGGGTTGCGGCCGGGAAAGATGTTCACCGGCTTGGGCTCGACGGCGACGGCAGCCGCCAGCACCTGAGTGGCATGGGCCAAAAGAATTGGCCCGGGGTCGCCGGGCCAACTCTCGGTCCTACCATTGTTCCGCATTGGAATTCGCAGAACGGAATTAGTGAATTTACTGCTTCCGAAGGATTATCAGGCCCCTCGGATTCAATATAGCAAGTCCAACCAATTCGTCCATAACCCATCCTTTGTGGAATTGCTGGACTAAATTGTTCTCCTCGACGTCCAGACTGTACATGACCGGGAATACCCCCAAAAATTCTGGGTCCGGAGTCAGGTACGTTGTGCCGATCGGAATGATGATCGACTTGCCGATTTGGAATTCGCCGAATTGGACAATGCGCTCGCCCGCGACAACGCTGTCCTTGAAGGCCCAGCCCGTCGTGTTGATATCCCACCTGTAAAAATCGCGATATTCTTTTGGATTCACCAAAAGACGAGTGGAATCCAGCATGCGCTGGTCGGTGAAGGTCACCGCGTTGTACAGGTCGTCGGGGGCCAGGATGTCTCCGGCCACCGAGATCTCGTTGGGCAGGCTGCCGGTCACCGGCGTGGCCGAAGAGTCAACGAGCCGGTACTGCGCGGCCGCCGTCTCGATCAGGGACACCAACCGACCATCCTCCTGGCGCATAATCGCCTGCTTGGAAAAGTCCTGTTGGTACTCAACCAGGTTAGCCCGAAGGAAGTACAGGTCCTCCTTGCGAATAATGGGGAACGTCGCAATTCGGAACAGCTGAACCTCAACACGCTTGCCCTCGAACGGCGTAATCCGGATTTCGCCTTCTGCGCCGTGGAGAACATATGCCTGACCGAGCTGATCGAGAATGTCGTACTGAATTGGTACGCCGGGTGTGAGGGTATCTTCTAACAAGACATTGCGCAGAATACCCTGATACCGCAGCTGCAGCTGAATGGGGCCGATCATCGATTGGCCGAGTCGCAGCATGCCATTGTTGGCATCCCGCAACATATGCGCCATCCGGATCTGCTTTTCGCGCATGGACAGCTTGCGGCCGCCCAGACGCTGCTGCAACTGGCCCATCTGGACCACGAACTCGTCCGAGGAACGGGCAGAACCGAAACGCTCTAGGCCGGAGCCGTGAGCAACAAGAGCTGGAAGTCCCATGGTCTCCCTCCTTAGCTTCCGGTCCCCAGCGCCACGCTCGTCGCGAAGAACTGCCGACGACCGCTGATGAGGATCTTGGACGTGGACTCCACCGACACCAGGCTGGCGATAGCGTTGGAGTTGTTGGCGCCGGTCGGCGTCAGCACACCCGGGGGCTGCGTGATGCCGGTGGGCAGTACCACCGAGCTGGTGGTGGCGGTCAGCAGCTGGATGCCACCGTGCTGCGGTGACGCCCAGGTGGCCTGTTGATCAAACGCTGGGGCCAGTACCTCGAACAGACCCTGCTCGTTGATCTGCCACACGGTGAACTCGTTGCCACCAGTGGCCAACACCTCGTCGATACCCAGACTGGGTGCGACGAACAGGCTGGACAGACCGAACGGAATGCCGTTGCCGTCCCAGAGTGTGAAGACCTCGTCGTGGAGGATCTTCATCACGCTTCCTGGGTAGATGTCATACGTGCGCGGCCAGTTCGGGTCCAGGAAGCCCGCGTAGGCAGTCGCTTGCGTCTGCGCATACTTGGGCATCAGGGTCCGCTGTTGCGCCGGGTTGTTGATTGTTACCCGCAACATAGGGTTCGCCTCCTTTCAGAGAACTCGGGACCGGGCCCTCAGCCCAGCCACATCATCGCGTCGAACTTGGGGTCCAGGGCACTCTCCCGCTCGGTTGACGCAACCCGGCGGCCCGAGCCGAAGCCCGGGGGGACAGTGCCTCGTTGAGCCCCGCGTGTCGATCCGGCGGGAACCCTGGCTGCGGCGAAGGCTCGTGCGTTGGCCTGGTAGACCGCGTCGAGCAGGTTGGCCCGGTCCTCCACGGTGGAGTGGCGGATGGTCTGCAACCAGCTCGCCAGCTTGAACCGTGCCTGGTAGGGGGCCAGTCCGCAGCGGATGTAAGCCTCGGCGCACCGCAGCGCCGTGAGTCCGTCTGCGAATATCTCCCGGGAGGACTCGCGACTGCTGCCACCGGCAGCCGCCGCACCTTCACCCGGGGCCCAGATCTGGGAATCGACGCTCATCTCCGGATCCGCTTCGGAATCACCGGCATTGTTGGCGAAGTCCCCCAAGTCGAATTGACTTGCCTGGGCATCAGCGTCGGTCTCGTCAGAGACCGGCTTCTCTACATCGACACGATCGTCCGGAGCTGCGACTTCCAGCTTCTCGTCGGCTTGTCGACGCATAGTGTTACTCCCTGCTTCAACCTTTTGTGCGTGACGCAGGGCGGTTTGCAGGGTGGGGAATAGCGCGTCCAGCGGAACGCCCGCTCCCTTCGACCAGCGCGCGGCCGCCCGAGTGAGGGTGCCCGCGCTGTGCTGGTTCCACTGCTGGCCGGTCACCTGGGTCAGCCAGTTGTTGAACTGGGAGAACCAGTGACGGCTGGCATCCTTAGGTTGCGTCTCGGTGGGAGACAACCCCACGTCCTGGAAGTCGTCGCCGCGCACGCTCTGGTCATCGGTCCCCGACAGCTCGGGATTGACCACGGTGGGCTGCTCGACACCCTCGGCGGTGCGACGGCGTCCCTCGCGCGTCATCCGGTTGTAGGTGTCGATGTCGGCCTGCAGACTGCGGCTTTTCGCCTGGATGCGAGCCACCAGGTTGTTCTCGGTGTTGGACTCTTTAGGCTCATCGCCGGTGGGAGCGGCCACCGACTCTGCCGGTGGCACGCCGTCACCCTCGCCGTACACCGAGGGGATGTACGTCTCGGCCTGTTCGCCCAACGTGTTGTCACCGTAAGGCCCGCCGTCGGTGTGGCCGCTGTCGTCGGCCGTGCGCCGGTGCTGACGACGACCAGCCGTCGCCACCCTGCCGCGCTCAGACAGTCGAGGTGCTCCCACGGTCTGGGCTCCTTTCTGCGTGCCCTTTCTCTTCTTATTTCCTGACGAGGCCGACTTCACAGGTCGACGAGCCGGGCGCCGGGCGGATTCTTTATCCTTGAGCCACGGCGGCTTGTTGTCGTCTTTGTCCTTGTCGTCGTCTTCGTCGTCATCGGAGTCGTCATCTTCGTCATCCCCGGCAGTGCGGCGGGAAGACTGGCGACGGCGCCTGGCAGCGAACTGGGGTGGAGGGCCCTGCGTCTCGGTGGGCGTGGGCGGCAGGGGACCCTCGTCCTCTTCGTCCTCGTCGCCCAGCTCGTCTTTCAGCCGGTCGACGTCCTCCTCGATGTCGTCCACGATGTCCTCGACGCCGCCACCCTCGAACTCATCGGCGCCGCCGAATTCGCCGGGCGGCCCGCCACCACCGAAGTCCTCTTCGCCGCCCTCGTCTTCGGGAGCGCCTTCATCTGCCTGCAGCCACGGGGGGCGACGGTCGTCCTCGTCATCCTCAGCGGCATACCTGGTCCGTGTCCGAGCCATGGTCTTCCTCCTTGTTTTCCTCGCCGCTCTGGGCTGAGCTTCTGGGGCCTGCTGGCCCTCCTGGGACGGCGCCCCCACTTCCCCGACGTCCTCCACCAGACGGGCGCTGTCCAGGCCCTGTTCCTCCTGGGTGCGGTCCAAGCGCTTCGTCTCGTCGAAATCGGGGGTCTGCAGTTCCTCGGGGGATTCGATGGAGTTCTGGAACGGCATATCCTCTTCGCGCGGGCGGTACGGGGTAACGAACTCGTAGTCGTCAGCGCTGTCGTCGTCGTCGTCCCTGAGCGTGTCGATGTCCTCGGGCGCCTCTTGTTCGCCCCAGGCTTGCTTGCGCCGGGCTGCACGCGTGCGCTCCTCGCGGTCTTTGTCCTCCTCAGAGCGCTTCTGCTCGCTCTCCGGACGCGGCCGGGGTGAATGGACCTTGGGACCGCGAACCGGCCGCAGGCGGGGAATGGCGGCCGTCTGCTGGCGCCCCCAACCATCGGCCTTGTAGGCGTACACCTTGCCAGAGGGATCCACGTGAACGTGGTCGGCCTCGTAGACCGGC